CTCTTTACTATCAAGTCATCTCCAACCTTAAACGATGTCTGGTTATCACCATCAAGCTTTAACCACCAAGCAGAATCTGCTGGATCATAGTAGTATTGGTTTACATATATGGTCTCATAAGCGCCTTTGCTTTGCTTAACAACAAACCTATACCTTTTAGCCCAACTAGGAGCTAAGTGGTGTACAGTTGCTGTTATATAATTTTTATTTACAGATAGCTCTGGTTCTACAAAAACTGTGTTATCTTTATATACCAAAGCTGTTGAAGCTCTATTATATTCATCTAAGTAAACAATACCAACCTCATAATCTCTGTTACTATGTAAACTTTTAGTGTTAGATATCTTATAAAACTCACCATCAGTACTTGACATTGAAAAGTATTCATAAGCAAATGTACCAGGGTTTGTAGTGTCCTCGTATATTACAGCTGGTACTTGAATTACCAATTTAAAACCATCTACACTAATCTTAAAACCTTCTGGAGATGTAGTAATACCACCACCTGAAATTTCCCAGTTTCCACTTCCATGCATAGTGAGGTTAGCGTAGAACAAGTCACTTAAACTATATCCATCATTATTAGAATCTGAATCTAAAAAGTTAGGGATACCGTCACCATCTGTATCAGTAAGCTCTATAGAGCTAATAAAATCTGCATCTGAAACTAAGTCATTTACTGACGTATAGTCTCTAGGTAGAACAAACTCATATATATCTTCATAAGAGTTAGTAGATTCATTGCCATCTACATATGAGGCATCACCTCCAAAAGAGTCGTTCTGAATATTTAAATCTACAATTATACTTGCTCCTTCAACTAGTTCAATTCCTGTTAGGTCTATCTCTATAGCAGAGTCTGTTACAGTGTTACTTTCAGTAGCTGTATAAGATACACCGTCAGATGACTCAACAATTAATGATTCAGATCCGATATCTAAACTATTCAACTCTAAGTCGTAATTCAACTCAGTGTCTATATTGTAACCATCTACGTAGTTACCATACATTATTCTGTTACCTATAGTTGTTTGTGATTTTGCATATCTAGGAACGTTATCATACAGCCTGAGAAGTTCACTTTCAGGAAGTGTTGTGTAAATCTTTTGGTTTGAAAAATTTATAGATACATCATCGTTATCACTCCATCCATTTTCCTCTTTGCTGTACCTCTCTACAACATTTATAATGTTTGCGTTAGATAACTTAAAGCATAAATCAACCTCAACCACATTTTTTGAGCCAGTGTTAAAGGTAACCAGTGCAGAGTTTGCAGTGTTTCTCATACCTACCATATCATAGCTTCCATAGTCTATCCTAAATGGTCCTGGGTCAAACGCTAGGTCTGAAAACTCTGATAGTGCAGAGTACTCTCCGTTCTTGTACTTATATCTATAAGCGAATCTTATAAACTTATCCTCAATGTAGTTTGTTTTTACTCCACTCTTTAGTAACTCTATTTTAGGAGATTCTACAGGTGGCTTTACTATAACAGATATATCTTCCTCTGTAATCTGATCAACTCCTGAAATTGGCTTAGGATATGAATCCTTTACATTTATCCTTCTCGGAGGGTTGTAGTTGTCTGTAAAGAATAAGAAATCATCTATTATGTTTACACCATTTATAAGATACTTTTCGTTAAAGTTTAATACAGTCTCTGAAACAACGTGATATATAACTGAATTTGTGTTGGTGTTGTATGAGAGTATCATATCAACAGTGTCGCTTGTAACAAACCAATATATGGTCTCTTTTCTGCTATCCTCTATCGCACCTATACACTTTCCGTTTACAGCAGATCCATTATATGTAGGATTAAATAATAACTTATTACCCTTTGCATTCTCAACAGATCCAGCCTCACCATCCTCATCTGAACTAATACGAATGTTTTGAGCATTAATATATTCACCCTTAGGTATCAATCTCTCATCCAGGCTTTTATTCATTCTGGACCCAACAAAATTCTTGTTTATATTCATTCTACTTTAACCATTTTTGAGCACCTCTCATGTTCATAAGTAAACGCCCTGGATGTATGTTACTAAGTCTTATCCTAGCATTTCTAAGTAATGAAGACTTTTCTTTTTGAGCCCTTCTAACAACATACTCTTGAACACCAAACTTAGCGTTTAGTATTGCATACTTAATGTATGCGTATATATAACCTTCAAATAATTTGTTAACGCTAACATTTGCATCATCTCCACCTTCCATACCATCAGATACGTACTCTATAACAACAATCTGATCAGCCATAGAAGAACTAAAGTTAATAACACCACCAGACTTATTTATTTTAAATGTAGGGTTTATATTAGCAGTTTCAGTATTAAGACCATACCTAGCACCTATAGCGTAATCAAAAACCCACTTACCTTCTATATTATAACCTAAGGCTCCGTTTAATTTTCCATCTCCTAAGTACTGTGTTTTTTGAATACCATCAACCCTATCTGCATCAAGTAAAGACGTACCAATAAGTACATCACCATCCTCGTCAAACAACACCTTACAATCATTATCTTGAAGGTAACTCTTAGCAAAGTTTGTTTGTATGTTTTCTGTCAGAGGCATAAGAACTCCATCCTTATATAAGGATATCCTAACCCAGTTTACAAAGTCTGGAGGCAGTATAACTGTTGCATTATCACAAACAGTAAGCTCTACTATTTTAGTTTCCTTTAAGGCATCATAGTTTAATTCCTGTATACCTCTTTTTGCATGAAATAAAACATTATATCTTTCAACATTATTAACCAACTTATCATTACCTACATACATAAGCATAAAGTTGTTAACTATATCGTCTAACGATATGTACTGGTATGAACCCCAGTTCTTATCTTCTGGCAGTGAACCATTATTTTCGTAGTATTCGTATCCTGTTAAGTATGCCATTATCCTTGTTTTTGTTTGTCTTTAGCCTCTTCTGTAGCACCAACCTGGTACACATCTGCCTCCCTTATAGATATACCTGCATACTGAAGTATTTTAGATGTAATAAGAGGCTCATCAGTTGCTGGAAGTTCAAAGTCTTGATAGTCAGAGGCTCCTTGGTCAAATAAAGGTTCACCGTCAGTAAGGTTTATGTACGTCCACTTAGGATCCTTTGGTTTCCTAATATACTGTGCCACTACCCGACCTACATTGCTTATAGTCTCAGGGTATATTTTTATGGTTAACTCACTTTGAGTAAACGCAGGAGAGGTTGTACTAGGTGAAGTTAGATTTGAAGAGTTTAACATCGTTATTTTAGAGTGCGATACCCTTTCAGCTTCATTTTGTTTAACTGAAGTACTATAGATGGTGTAGGTAACGCCTGAAGCGTTTAATAGATTAGAATCAACTCTTAATTGAGTTTGAGAAACCTTCTCTAATACCTTAACAAAATTTACCTCATCATTTACTTGAAACGAAACATAATCACCAACTATTATCGTAGAAAAATCTTTAGTACTGTCCTCTATGATGTCGTTACCTGCATCAAAACCATCTGTTACTCCTTGAGTTATAAATGAGGTGTAGACTAAAACCTTATTTAATAAGTAGTAAGTGCTACTATTATTATCCTCATTAGGCATTTTATACTTGTTATCTATAACATTGTATAAAAAACCTTCAACTGAAAATGTATCTATAACCTCCTCTAAGTTTTTAACTATATCAGCATACCCACTTCCAGATACTCTAGCATTCTGTTTAGCTATCCATTCATTGTATCTATAAAAGTAATTCTCAAATATATCTAATTGAGCTTGCTTTGCGTATAAGTTAAAATCAGCTGGAGTTATGTATCCAAAGTTATGTTTATTAGCTACAGCTAAAACTGTATTTCTAACACTATTTATCATCTGACTATATTTTATGCAAAGATAAACAAAAAAAAGAAACCCCCTCATTACTGAAGGGGTTCATACATTTATGTTATTGTATCTAGTCTTCTAACTTATTCTCTAACATAGCCATAAGCTCTATACCATCATTAGTTTGGAAGAATGATGCCAATGTAAATATTGGTGAGTCTCCAAAAGGTATGCTTACAAGTTTCTTTTTATTTGATGGCAAGTTAAAGTATATATCCTTACCTTGA